TTCCACCAAATACTAGTTATTATAGTGTTTATAACGGTAATACAATTCAAGATATTCTAAGCACTTATAATAAGAGTTTGGAAATTAATGATGCAATTGTTAATCAAGCAGAAGCTGAGACTCCACTGAGCGGTTATGCAACTGAACAGTTTTACACTCTTGCAGTAGACGAAACAACTGGAAGACCTGCACTAAAAACTGTAGACGAAACAGAACCAGATGCTAGTATGACAGGGTTAGATGTTAGTAGAATTCATGAACGTCCTAAGAGATCGGGATACACTGGTTATCTTTTAGGAGATGGTATACCAGAAAACGGTGTTGATTTTGGTCACGGTATCGCATTTCCAGCAAATGCCGTCGATGGAGATTACTTTTTAAGAACAGATTTCATGCCAAACAGATTATTCAAATTTAATGGAACAACTTGGGTTAAGAGAGAAGATGCTGTACGTCATACTTTAACTAATACTGATACAAGAAATACTCAAAAAACAGGATTTATCAATAACACTAACACAACTACTGTGGCAGGTGACGAGATTGCAGAACGTCAGAGTTTAAGTAAAGCTCTAAAACCTAGAGCAGACTTGTAAGGAAAAACATGCAACATTTTTATGACGGCCAGATAAGAAGATACTTAATACAAGTTATTAGATTATTAAGTAACTTCACTGTAAAATACAGCGATGGAACTTTAGCTAGAGTACCTGTTGTCTATGGAGATTCTGATAGACAAGCTGCTAATATCGTAAATCAAAATAGTGAAAACACATTATCTAGTACTCCTAAAATAGCTGTATACATTGCAGATTTAGATTTAGATAGAAATAGGTTGGGTGATGCTACCTATGTAGGCAAAGTTCATGTAAGAGAAAGAGATATAGAAGGAAATAATTATACTAGTAGTCAAGGTACAAACTATACTGTAGAAAGACTGATGCCTACTCCTTATAATTTAAGTCTTAAAGTTGATATATGGAGTAGTAGCACTGAACAAAAGTTACAAATTTTAGAACAAATCTTAACACTGTTTAATCCAAGTTTAGAAATACAAAGCACAGATAATTACCTTGACTGGACTAGCCTTACAGTTGTAGAACTTGATGATGTAACTTTTAGTAGCAGATCTATTCCCCAAGGAAACAATATTAGTATTGATATTGCTACTATTAATTTAAAAACACCAATATATCTAACTCCTCCTGCTAAAGTTAAAAAACTTGGTGTGGTTACTAATATTATAATGAATATTTTTGGTAATGTAGGAACAGTAGATGGTGGATATATTGAAGGACTCGGAGTCGATGAAAACGCAGGTAGCACTTTTATTTCTGACCTAATGGCCGTAGAAAAAGTAAACGTCAGCGGGTTTGAACTAGAAGTCCTCGGCAGTAACATTAAATTAAAGACAGGCGATGGTTCTGGAATCTATAAAAATTGGTTAGAATTATTGGATCAACATCCTGGAAAATATAGATCAGGATTAAGCAAAGTATATCTATATCAAAATGATGGAACAGAAGTAGTAGGTTACATAAGTTTAAGTCCTTTAGACAACAGCATTATGGTATCCAATTGGGACGAAGATACTTTCCCTACGAATGATACAATAGCAGGACCTAGTAGAGCACAAGCTAGTTGGGGATCATTTGATGCTGTTATAGATCCTACTACTACAGGGCCTAACAGTGGGTTAACACCTATAGCAGGATCAAGATATCTAATATTAGAAAATATTGGCGGCGGAATAATAGATACCTTTGCTGCTACTGCTCGTGTGGCTAGAATTAACACAGGAATAGAGTTTGATCGAGTGTATGAATTTTCTTTGTACGTGAATGGTGTAGAAGTAGCAGCCAGCAGTTTAAACAAAGATGACAGTTTTTACATAGTTCCGAGCAGTGTCATTTCTGTAGGGTCTACAATCACATATACGCTAAATTTAAATGACGATGGTCCTGACGCATGGAAAAACTCTGACAATTCGGAATTTATAGCATTTGCCAATGATATCATAGAATGGGATGGATCGAATTGGCATGTAGTATTTTCGGCCAGAGAGTCTGCTGAAGAATTAATTTGGCAAACTAATTTATATACATTAGCACAGTATAAATGGAATGGTATAAGTTGGGTTAAAAGTTTTGAAGGCGAGTATAAAGAAGGCGAATGGAGACTAGAATTGTAGAAATAGACTGTTCGGGTGCATTGATATGTGCTAAAAGTACTCACAGGTTTATTTTTTTACAAAAAAAGCAAGGTAAGCATAAAGGACACTGGGGATTAGTCGGCGGTACTAATATAACCGGTGAAACAGCTTGGCAGGGATTACAGAGAGAGATACACGAAGAATTAGGATTTATTCCGGATATCAAAAAAACAATCCCATTAGAAAAATTTGTCAGTAATGACAGTCTTTTTCAATTCCATACTTTTTTTTGTGTTGTAGAAGAAGAATTCATACCAAATTTAAGTGACGAGCATTTAGGTTGGGGGTGGTTTTCTTTAGATTTGCCGCCTAAACCTTTACACAAAGCACTAGATTTAAGTCTACGTAACAAAATAATTCAAACTAAAATTCAAACTATGTTAGATATTATTGATAGTCTTTAAAGTTTTATTCTCTGATTAGATCTAACGTAACACAATGAAATCCGCCGCCTAAGGTTCTTTGTTGTCTTCCAGGCAGCATAGCACAGTCAATTCCGTGCTTTTCTAATTGTTTTCTTAAATTGTGTTGACCGTCTAAAAGAGCAACAAGACGAGGATTAACACTAAACAAGTTTATGTTTAACCACGGACTTGCATTGCAGTATCCTGGGTAGTGTCCAATATTTTCAGGTTCAGCTGCCCATATTACATCCCAAGTTTGTAATTTTTTAGGCAATTGATCAATGCTTTTTATGCGACTAGGATTTAACAAAATTAATCCTTCTCTCAAAAAGGCCATAGTACTATCTAAGTGCATAAAACTATAGATATCTTTTAGTTTATGAACAGTTGCTTTATTTCCAACTAAATCTTGTAGATAATCTGCTCCTAGTTCATTACCACTATTACTCACGAGATAATAAAGATCGTCATTAGCACGTAAAATATTTGCTGCATCAAAACAGGGTTCGGCTTCTGTTAGAGCAAGTATATTTTTATTACCAATACAATTTGTATTGTATAACTCATCATTTCTATTAATTGTTTTTGAAAGGTATTTGATACCAAATTTCGTATAATCTTTGAATATATTATCCATTGCCAGATACTCATCTTTTCGAGATCGCAATGGTTGAGGAGTTGCTAATATTAAATCATCATATATTAATACACTATCTCTTGGACAATAATTATAATATAAAGGCTTGACAGTTTTGTCAGGGCGAATAACTTCTACATTTTCTTTCTTTAGAAAATTACAAAAAATTTCTAAATCTTCATTCGCTTCGTCTATCACTTGTTGAGGGTAAGCACCTTGAGGAATTAACGATTCGCTTTCGAAGTGTGCATAATTTACTACTCTTAGACTAGTATCAACAAGTGGAATTGTAGCATCGTCTGCTACACCAACTATTACTTTTTTAAGTGTACTCCACTCGTTCTTAGAAAGCATGTTTAAATATATCCATTTTTCTTAAATCAGGATAATTTTTATACGACCATTTTGTCGGCGCCCTAGATTTAGCTTCAGGAAATTTTTCTAGCCCAAGCTGTGCTGTTTCGGGAGTCATATAGTAATGAAATCCTATAGTGTTTATATTTTGATCAGCCCAAGGAACTCCTCTTTCTCGGCCATCGTGAGCTATTTTTATCAAATGTTTATGTGCATATTGATCGTTTAGTAGAATCATTCCTCCACGACCAAGACTTAGATGTTTTTGGTGTTGAAAACTTAGACACATAAATTTTCCGGCAATGTAACTGTTAGCATTCCACAAAACTGCTGCATCTATAATGTCTGTATTGCCTAATTGATACCAATCTTTCCAGAGTTCATCGGTCCAATTCCACTTTATACCTAATTTTCTAAAAGTCATTGGAATTGACAAATAGGTATGACTAGGACAAGTTGATTCCCTAGTACCGTGCAATCGCAGACATAATTCGATGGCATGTGTGCAAGAATCTGTGGCGACTGCATACGGAGCACCAAACCACTTAGCTATTGTTTCTTCAAATTGAGTAACTGTATTAAACATATCAGGTATATTTATTTTAAAATATTAGTAGTAATAAATAATCGCAACGGAGGATTATATGCAACTTATGAACAGCGAAAGATTTGTAAAAGAATATAATGAATTAAAAACTAGAATAGCTGCGGTAACAGATATCAATGTGCATGATCAACTCAATAACTACTTGTCTCAACTAGTTAATGCAGTTAGAACACTTGACAGTCAACACCAAGAGTTGGTTTTTAATCCGAAATTGCCTGATTCGATTAACATCTTAAGGGAGACTATAAGAGACAATCGAAGAAAAATTACTCAAATGCTAGATTCATGGGAAAGAAAGTCTAAAAATAATGTATGAGCATAAGATAAATTATACAAATCTTTTTTTAGCGGGTTGGTATAATCCTGATATTACTATATGCGATGAATTGATAGAATATTATAAAAATTCTGAGTATAAAGCACCAGGAAAATCGTTTTATATTAATGAAAAGATCGTTGACAAGTCTGCCAAGGATAGTATCGATTGTATAATATCAGACAACGCACTTAAACAAAAATATATAGAATATCTTCAAAAAACAGTCGACTTATACATAACAAAATATCCTTATTGTAATTACTACGATCCATGGACTATTGTCGAAAATATACAAATACAACATTATCCTATTGGCGGAGCATTTTTTTCTTGGCACACTGAACGTGGGACAGGAAAACGCTATTTAGATAGACATTTAGTTTTTATGACTTATTTGAATGATGTGACAGATCAAGGTGAAACAGAATTTTATCACCAAAATATTAAAATTAAACCTGAAAAAGGGTTAACTATAATTTGGCCTGCTGATTGGACTTTTACTCACAGAGGGCTACCATCGCTTACACAAGAAAAATTTGTTGTAACTGGGTGGTTTAGTTATGTGTCTTAATCAAAAGACTTTTTATTCCAAAATAATTTCTTATAGCCACCATACATAAACTGTTTAATAGCCATTGTAATTTTAAGTTGATTTTTTTCGTCGTGTTCCGATGCTTCCGATTGCCACGATTCTCGCTTAAACGGAATGATTTGATACATCGGTGTTCCTTTTTTAATTAGTCCAGAGAAATTTTCTTGTAAAAGGAATGGCAAATTAGACCCGGCTTCTGATTGCTTAAATCCATCTGCATCAACTACACCAGCAAGTGTTTTAAATGGTAAAAGATCATGATTGAACGGATGAGTAATTATACAACTATATCCCGGGGGTAGTTCAGGAAACCAAGGAGGATGCCAAGTAAAGTGATTCGTTAAATACCCATCAATTTTTGGATAAGAATTTGATACATGTTCTGAGCGTTCACTCATTATTTTAGGACCTGAGGCATAATAAAAAAGAGTCTTATCTTCTTTCTTTTCAATAACGATGTCGCACCATGTTTCTTGTATGTACCCCATATGAAAAGAATCTAAAAAAGGCATACACAGTTTAAATGTAGCATTCGGTTTTCCATTCGCTGGGTTGAACTCTGGTTTTTTGGTGTAGAAAGGTGTTGCACTTTTATACCAATCTGGTATGTATTCAGAGGCGGGTTTTGGCGGATTAACCGTGTATTCAGATAGTTGATCTACAGGATTAAATTTTATTTTCTTTCTCATTTAAAATCCGATTGTTATACTTTTATCTTGTAAAGTTATTAGTTTATCTTCTTGTATTTTTTTCATTAAAATATTAGATAATGTAAAAAATTCTTCGGAAGAGTATTTTCCACTGTGTTTAAGTTTTTTAAATTTTTCAATTATAAAACTTCTAGAAGAGTCATGATTATACACGATATCGAGTAATGGTTTCAACTTCTCATTTAACCATAAATTGTGCATATAAGGAGTAGGATGCAAATCTACATAATTGTCTTTTTCGAATGTCCATATATCATTTTTATTTAATTTTACAAACTCAAATAACGGATCGACCCATTTAGAATTTTCCCATATATGTTTTTCATAAATTCTGAATTCAGGAAATAGTTTCCAAATAGGCCATTCTTCAGAATTTTTAATTATTTCAATTGCTGACTGATCTGACACTCCTATGTGTTCTCGTTTAGAAAATACTGTGTCATATCCTAAATTTCTAATATCCCCCAAGCTAGTCATAAGCCACGTGCAGCCAGCTGATTTAAGCAGTTCTTGAGCTAATATTATCATATTCAGAGTATGGAGTACAAACCCTCGTTCTGAAAATAATGCATTTGCATGTTTTTTATTTTTATTGTAAAAACTTGAATCGTGATAAACAGCCCACCCATCTATTGCATTTTCTTTTTTGTTGAAGGTGTCTTTGTACCAATCATTACGTATATGGCTTGACCATTGTATTATGACAACATCATCTTTGTTTATAACATTACGTGCATGACATTCTGATAATCTTTCTGCTATAGCTCTATTACCTATCCCTGGTAATCCCCAATTTTGATATTCTTCGAACTCAAGAGATAAAAGATCTGCCCACGTTGGCCAATCGTAGTTTGTAAAACTACAACCAAAAACAAATAACCTACTCACCTAATACTCCAGTTATCTGCATAGCATATCTCTTTTGAGTACTAAAATTGTAAAATGCATGAGGTGTATGGCCTGTCCACCCAAAACAATCACCTGCTTTCCAGAACGAATATACTTTATTTTCTATTTCTAATATTTGTCCTTCTATACCATCTTCTAACATCACAACTATTCTTATAATATTGTAATCG